GGGCGGGGCCGCACGGGGCCCCGCCCAATGAGGTCAGGCCGTCAGGCGCTCACGTAGTGCTTGATGGCGCCGGTGGTGTCGACCTGGTCGCCGTCGCCGCGCAGGATCGCCCGGTAGGTGATCAGGTCGGTGTTGAAGGCGTAGTCGTCCGACCGCTCGAAGCGGATCGCCTCGACCTGCCGCACGAAGTACGTGGAGAAGTCGCCGAACAGGACGGACTTCGCTGCAGCCCCGACCGCGGGCATGTTCGGGTCGGTGTACAGCGGCTTGCCGAGGATCGTGTCCGGCACGCCAGCCGTGAGACCCGGCTGCCACACGTACTGGTTCGTCGTGTCCTTGATCTTGCGGACCGCTGCGACCGTGGCGTCCCGCATCAGCCACGCAACCGAGTTCCCGGAGCGGTACGGGGCGATGACCGAGTGGTACAGGTCGATCAGGTTGTCGCTCGTCGGCGCGGCGCCCGCGCCACCCGTCACGCCCATGGTCGACGCCGTGAGGACGCCGTTGGGCTGGGACGAGCCGGTACCCGTGACGAGGTGGGCACCGAAACCGTTACCGAGCGCGCGGCCCGCCTGCGTCGCCAGGTAGCCAAGCAGGTCGACCGCGGTGTCGTTCGCCAGCTCGTGGCTGACCTGCAGCAGGAACCCGTACTTGTAGGCGTCCAGGCTGACCTGACCGAACACCGGCTCGTTGGCGTTGAGCGGTCCGGCCTCGGCGACGATGCCCGCGTTCGCGGAGTGCGCGGTGGTCTTCGGGACCTGCAACTGCTCGCCGGTCCCGGTCCGCAGCACCGTCGGCCCGGTGGAGAGCACGCCGGAGTTCTCGGTCAGGTGCTGAACCAGCTGGTTATAGAACGAGATCGGGACCGTGTTGGCGCCGGCGCCCGCGGTGAGCTTGGACAGGGTACGGACGTCCAGCGGCATCGGGCTGTCCGGGCGGACGTCGTAGGACCGGGCTCCGGACTGGCCAGTCAGCCACGCGCGGACCTTGGCGGCCTCGCCCTGCGCCGCCTCGTCGCGCTGCCCGCTGACGGGCTTGGCCAGCAGGTCGGCGAACGCGGCATCCGCGTCCTTGGTGCGCTGCTCGGCCGCGACGAAGTCCTTGATGCGCTCGTCGATCCGGTCGAGGTCGGCGTTCAGACGCTGGTAGGTCTGCTCCTCCTCGCCGTTGAGGTCCTCGCCGCGGGCCTCGGCGATGTCGAGCAGGCCCTTGGTCTGCTCCCAGATGTTGGCGCGCTTCTCCTGAAGCCGCTGGATGAACTCAGACATCAGCCCTCCTGGGCATGACGACGACACCCGAAGCCGACGGGCCTGGGTGTCTGTTGGATGGAAGTCGAGGTGGGTTTCGCCCTGCCTCAGAAGGTGCGGCGCTTCATGAGCTCGGCGCGCCGCTGCCGTACCGACACGAGCGGGTGGGTGTCGCCCTGCCCGCTGGTCGGGATGATCGTGGGGGCCGGGGCCCCGAGGAATCGCTTCAGGTCGCCGCCCTCGGCCGCGGCCCTAACCTCGGCGAGCTCAGCGCCGGCCTTCTCGGCGAGCGAGCGCAGGCCGGTCGACGTGTCGAGGTAGGCGGGGGTGTTCACGGGGGCGACGTCGACCAGGCGGCCCGAGAGCAGGGTCCGCATGGGGAACCCGTCCTCGGTCATGGCCCAGTCGTCTTCGAAGGTGTAGAACGCGAAGCTGGACCGCCTCACGTCGCCGCGCTGCACCAGCTCCAGCACGTCGGCGCGGGAGTTGGGCACGTCGACCTGGTAGTCGAGGCCCGTGCCGTCCACGGCCAGGCGCAGCGTCCCGGCCTCGGTCGTGCCGAGCAGCCGGTTGTCGTCGTGGTTGTAGCGGGCCATGACCTCGGGCCAGCTGTCGCCCTCGCTCTTGGCGAAGAACGACGGGTCGATGCGCTCGACGAAGCCGCCCAAGTTGCGGGACAGCTTGTTGAACTTGGCGGCGTAGCCGCCGATCCGGTTCGTCTGGTCGCCGTCCGCCCGGACCTCGACCAGGCCGGGCGTGAATCGCCGCTCGGCATCGCTCATCTTCAAGCCTCCTGGCTCGGTGGTGGGGCGGCCGCAGGCGGCGGCCCGTAGGTCTGGCCCTGTCCGTCGGGCAGCGGCGGCAGTTCCTCGAGGCCGCGGATCTCGTCGCGGCTGCGCCAGCCCTGCGCGAGCGCCAGGCCGTGCGCGGTGTAGCGGTCCAGGAGCGAGGTGCGCAGCAGCGCATCGACGTTGAACTTCACGAACTCCCGGCCGGGCATGAGCGCGGACAGGCGGCCCTCAAGGAGGACCAGCCACGGGCGCAGCGTGAAGGTGACGAAGTCGATGCCCTCCTGCTCGACGTTCGCGTAGGTCATCGAGCCGCCGGAGTCGCCGCCCACCTTGGTCGGCGGCACGCCGTAGATGGCGGCGATCTGCGAGGCGTTCAGCCGCATCGTCTCGACGAACTGCGACTCCTCCGGGCTGACCTGCAGCGCGGTGAAGTCCCAGTCCGAGCCGAAGACGAGAGGCTTGCGCGAGCGCATCGAAGCGGACAACCGGTTGGAGATCTCCTCCGACTCCTGCGGCGTAATCGTCTTCTGGGAGTTCTTCATCGTGGCCGGCGGAGTGCCCCCGTTGTCGAACCACGACAGCCCGTACTCCGTGGCCTTCAGGCCATGCCCGATCGTCGAAGCGAAGTACGCCATCGGCGAGAGCCCGACGACCTTGCCCGGCAGCACAATCCACGGGATGTGGATGATGTCCGCCGCGGGGACCTCCCGGCCCTGCCAGTAGTAGACGGGCCTGGTCGGGTACAGCTCGTCCACCCAGACGTCATCGGGGTTCAGCCACTCGACCATGGTGGGGAATCCGAGGTCGTCCCGCTGCGTGATCAGGCCGTAGGCGTTGCCGCGCAGCGCCAGACTGATCACGCACTTTTGGAGCCACTGGTACAGGTCATCGACGACAGCAGGCTTGAAGAGCAGCTGCGGGATGTACGACACCGGCTCGCGGTTCAGGCCGTTGCGCCGGTACAGCTGCACGGGCAGCGAGGCCACCGACGAGGCCAGGATCCGCACCGACGCGAACACGGGGATCAGAGAGAGAGCCCGCTGCTCGCTGTACGCCGAGCTCGTCGGGCCGCCCGAGGACCACGGCAGCGAGGTGATGGCCCGCTTCGTCGCCGTGCCGAACCGGCGAAACGGAGCCCACAGAGAGGACCAGACGCGGGCCACACGACCACCTCCCTTACAGAACTGAGTCGAGGACGTCGTAGGTGTCCGTGACCAACGGGCCGCGGATGAGCAGCGCCCAGCGGGCGAACGTCACCGCGCACAGCGGGCTGATCTCGGTCAGCGAGCTGGTGCGGTCCAGCGACCAGGCGTCACCGTTCTTGCGAGTTCGGGCGCCGTTCACCGCAGCGGTGAGCGGGACCTGGTCGATGTGCCGGGCGGTGCCCTGGTTCATAGAGTCGGCCATCTGCCCGCACGCCTCGATGATGTCGCCGGTCCTCATCACGATCAGGTCGCCGCGCTCCGGGTGCTCCTTGTCCTTGGGCACGTCGATGCCCGCGGTCACGAGGTCGTCGATGAGCGAACCGGCCGGTGATCCCACCGACGCGATCGCCACGACCACCGGATCCCACAGCTTGTGCAGCTTCACCATGGCGGGCACCACCCAGTCCGTACCGGGCCTGCGCGCCACGACCTCTACGTGCACCTTGCCGTCCGGCCGCAGCGAGGCGGCCGCGATGGACGCGTGTGCCCGGTCCTGCGAGACATCGATGGCGAACGCCACGTCCCGGGTCGGCCGGCTCTTCGCGTCGGCCAGACCCGGCCACTTGCCCTTGGGCACGTTCGGGTCCGTGGGCGGCGTCGGCTTCCTGGTGCGGTTCAGGTAGGCCCGGTCGAACTCGGCCGGATCCATCTTCTCCAGCTCGGCCTGGATGACGTCCACGGTGACCGTGTGCCCGAGCGCGGGCAGCGTCGCGTACCAGGTCGCCGGATCGTCACGCGGCATGTCCTCCGGGGCGTACCACTCGAAGTAGGCCGCCCGCGGACGGGCCGCCGCAACATCCGCGGCCAGGTCGGCGAACAGAGCCTCGATCAGCTTGCGCCCCGTCTCGCGCTTCTTGTTCAGCCACACCGACTTGGTCGTGCCGCCCGCCGACGCCCACCACAGCTGCGCCATTGGCCGCGTCGTCATCGCCGGAGACATGGACTGCTCAACGCGGTCATCCTCGTGCGCGAACGCCTCGTCGATGACCCCGAGATCCAGGCTCGGCCCGTGGCCGGCCTTCTCTGTGTTGGACGTGATGCCGAGCAGCGACCGTGTCTTGCCCCAGATGATCGCCTCGTTGCCGTTGCTCTTGCGGGCCCGGAACCGGCCG